TGCTGGTGGTAATGGTGTGGCTGGCAATGTGAACTTTGCTACCCGTACCATCACTGGTGCATATGCTTCTACCTATGCTGATAACGGCAACCTGGCTGTCTCTGACAACCACGCTGTTCGTCGCTCTGTCTCCCGCACCCATGGTGGTGCCACCGCCTCTGGTGTGTTCTCGGAGACCCAATGTCTGCGTACTTCTTACTCTGGTGTTGAGGCCGATTCTCCGGCACTTGACGCCAGCCGTACTGCTGCTTAATTAGGTTTACTAAGGGGGTCCTTCGATGGCGACTAGCCGTCACCGGGATCCCTTTTTTTTAATTCTTTTATAACATCATTGTTATGCCGATAACCAATAACGCTCAGGCTGAGCTACAAGCTGTTAATGAAATTCTGGCGTCTATTGGTCAGGCGCCTGTTACCACCATCGAGGCACAGACCATCACATATGAAGATGGTACTACTGTCGAAGCTGTAATCAACCCGGAAGTTGCAATTACTTATGAGACTCTACAACAGGTCTCTCGGGAGGTGCAGGCAGAGGGGTGGTCATTTAACCGAGAGGTTGAATATCCACTTACCCCTAATACTAGTGGTTATCTGGAGATGACTGGTAGTATGCTACAAATTGATCTTAGTGATACCTTAGCTAATAGCAACTACGATGCTGTTATTAGGAATGGTAGACTGTATGATAGGATCGGTCATACTGATGTATGGGATACAACCAAGACCTACGAAGTAGATGTGGTCTGGTATTACGACTTTGCTGATCTCCCTCAGGTCTTTAGGGACTACATCACATCACGAGCTGCTACACGTTGTGCTATTCGTCTTGTTGGTGATGTGAATCTTACCCAGGCTCTTGCTTCATTTGAGACGTGGCGTAGGGCTAACTGTCTTGAGTATGAATGCAACGAAGGTGACTACACTATGTTTGGCTTCAAACAAGGTGATGGATTCTACAACAGCTATAAACCATTCAAGGCTCTTGCACGATGACAGCAATCTCTCAACGTATACCTAACTTCATTGGTGGTGTTTCCCAACAAGCTGATGAGAAGATGCTGTTGGGTCAAGTTAAAGATGCTGTGAACTGCTACCCTGATATTACCCTTGGTATGCTGAAGCGTCCTGGTGGTAAGTTCATTGGTAGGTTAGCAAGTCTAACAGCTAACACTGCTGACCAAACAGCATGGTTCAGTATGTTTAGGGATAACCAAGAGAAGTACATTGCTAATGTTACCTCTGCTGGTGTCGTTAAAGTATGGAACCTGTTGACTGGCTTAGCTGGTACTGTTACGTACCCTGCTGGTAAGCAAGCATCTATTGAAAGTTATCTCACAGCTACTGATTATCGTAGCATCAAAACTCTTACTATTAACGACTTCACCTATATCGTTAACAGTGAGAAGGTAGTTACTGCTAAGGCTGCCCCATCATGGAATGCTAAGCGTCAAGCTACTATTGTCATTACTGGTGTTGAGAACGACGCTATCTATACAGTCAAGATTGGTGGTTCTACTTTTACCTATACATCACCAGCACCTCCTGTAGCACCTGCAACAGCACCTACTGCTACCATTGCTATTGTTGCGGCTGGACTATCTGCTGCCATCACAAGTGGCTTTGCTACTAAGACAATTATTGATAACACCATTTACCTTACATTTAGTTCAGATACTGATGTGTCTGGCAATGCTGGTATTGATGGTAAGAGTATCCGTGTATTCCAGGATTCAATAGATACATTTGCACGACTACCTGAGCAAGCGAAGCATGGTCAAGTAGTCAAAATTAACAACACTTCGGCAAGTCAGGATGACTTCTATCTGAAGTTCATTGCTGATGATGGTAATAGTGGTAAGGGTTACTGGGAAGAGACGATTGCACCTAACGTCAGCACTGGCCTAAATGAGGCTACAATGCCTGTTGCATTGATCCGCACTAGTGTTAGTCCATTGACGTTTAGAGCCACCTTCCTGGACGGCTCAGAGACCATTAACAACCTCCCTTTGCTATGGGAACCTCGGTTGGTTGGAGATAATGAATCAAACAGCCACCCATCCTTTGTAGATAATACCATTCAGGATATCTTCCTATTTAACAATAGGCTTGGGTTCCTGACTGAAGACAATGTCTCCATGTCTCAAGCTGGAGATTACTATAACTTCTACCACAAATCTGCTACGACTATCACTGCTGCTGATCCCATTGATCTTAGCTGTGCTAGTATTAAACCAGCTACTGTTCGTTCCGTTGTCCCTATCACTCAAGGTCTACTCTTGTTCAGTGATAGTCAACAGTTCCTTATGGAAGCTGAAAATGGTGCTTGGACTCCTGCTAACTGCTCTATCAGCACTATCGCTAACTATGAATGCGATCGTTACATCAAACCGATTGACCTTGGCTCTACTGTCTTGTATGTAAGTAGGAATCAGAGTTGGTCTAGAGCATTTGAGATCTTCACTAGGGGACAACGTGAAACACCTAGCGTAACTGAAACCACTAAGATCGTTCCTGAGTGGATGCCTAATGGTATTACAGATACCACTGGCAGCGCTCAGAACGGCCTGTGGGTGGCCTCTGGCCGTACGTCTAAGTACTTGTATATCCATAGATACTACGAGCAGGGTGATGAGCGTCCTATGGCTGCTTGGGTGAAGTGGTTACTTCCTTCCAATGTGATCCATACAGCTATCCAAAACGATATCCTCTATGTACTGACTAGTGGGACAGAGGGTTACACACTAACTCAACATAAACTTGTCCTTGCACCTAGCACAGGTGGACTCATTAACATCTTTGGTAATGCAGTTGACCCATACCTTGATTCATGGTGTGAAGTAACTGATGTAGCAATGGTATCACCAGTACCACCTACTGCACCAACACATAACCAAGTTAATGATACAACTAAAGTATATCTACCCACCTACTTCGATACCACTAAGACAATCAGGTACGTGGTTGGCCTAAAGAAAGTACCACCTGCTGGTACAGAATCTGGTTATACCAATGTTGCTACTCTCCTAACTGATGGTGGTGGTACCTACTTTAATATCCCTGGTGATGCTAGTGGTAGTTACATCTATGTTGGATATGAGTACAGCATGGAGCTAATCCTACCTAGGTACTATTATAATATGGGTCAACCAGGTGTTGACTTTACTGCTGTTACTACCACATCTCGTATGGCATTCTATACAGGTCTTGGTGGTGATATCTACTTCAACCTAAAGGACCGCACTAGATCGGAATGGTATAATGTTAATGGTGCTAAGATTGCTGATCTTTACACTGCTGATACATCTCCATTCCGTGATGTCTTTATTTACAAAGTTCCAATCTATCAAAGGCCAGACAACTACACAATGAAAGTTACTTCAAATACTCCGTTCCCTGTTAGTCTTGTGTCTATGCAGTGGGAGGGACAATATGCACCTGGCTTCTATCGGAGGACCTGATCATGTCATGGACTTTAGCTATTCAAGGTGCCAGTGCCTTACTTAGTGGTCTAGGTGGGCAAGCTGAGGCTGATGCCCAGAATGCTGCTATTAACGCTACGTATAAACAAGAAAGACAAGCTAGGCGTTACAGGAAACGTAGCCTCATGGCTGATTGGCGTCATAGCACTAAGCAGTGGCGCCTTAATGAAAAGAACGAAGAAACCCTTGGTGCATTTAAAGATGCTACCAACCTACAAGACTGGCAGTACAACTTAAAGATTCAAGACTTTGAGTATGCCTCTCAGATGAAGCAATATGCTAAGTCTGAGAAGATCTACGGTCAGCAGCTCACCTTCAACCAAATGGCACAAGCTGCCGCTAAGGAAGCTGAGTACCGTAAACTTGAGGACGCCATGAAAGAGATGGCCTTCCAGAATCAAGATATCGTTATCAAAGCTCTTCAGTCTGAAGGCGCTGCTGCTGTTAAAGGTCAGCAAGGTAGAAGTGCAGAGAAGATGGAGCAAGCTCAATTTGCTGCTCTTGGTCGTAACCAGGCAATCCTTGCTGAGTCACTGTTGAGTGCTAAGGCTGATACAGGAGCTGCCCTGCGTAAGATTGCTAACGATAAGTTCGGTGCAGATCTTGCAGCAGAAGCTAGTCGTATGCTACGTCCTGATCGTCTTCCGCAACCACCTAAGCCTCTTACTACACCACGTGCTGAGTTCCTCAAACCACGTAGGCCTAAAGAATTTGATATTGGTCCAATGCCAATTAAAGGTGCTATGGTATCTTCTGCTGGTGCATGGATGGGAGCAGGCGCTAATTTCCTTAGCAATAACAGTAGCTCGATTGTTAAAGCATTAGGTTTATAACATTAACATTACATTTGTGTAAATGGATCAAGTAAATTACAGAGGGTACGCCCGGAGTATAGGTTTCGATCCTATTAAAGCACCTACGGAAGGTCTTGCTAGAATGCAAGAACGAGACGGCCGTATCATACGTGGTATGGAAGAGAACCGTAGGGAAATTAAACAGGTAAGAGACGAGTATGGTGCTGGTCTTGAACGTAAGCTCAGTATCGAAGCACGAGATCGTGATCAGAACTACGCATGGGAAAAGAAGCTTTCTGAGACCCGTCAGGAAGCTGTTAGTAAGAATGCTCAAACACTGATACAAAGTGAGCTACAGCGTGGTAAGAACGTAGCTGCTACGTTTGAAAGTCTGGCTAAATTCAGTTCCACTATTGCTGATGGTTTAACTGAGTATCAAAAGGAAAAGGATAAACGTGATAGGGCGGCTACGCTTGTAGAGGTTGCGACTAATGGGTTGCCAATGCACCGGCAACAGATGCAGGACAATGCTAAAGCTTTGTTATCCCAAGCTGGTGAAGCTAACGATAAGATCGCCGAAGGAGTACAAGCTAGGGGACTGGATCCATATATTGTTACCAATTTACTTACGGGTAACAAGAAACGGGACATGTGGAAGCTCGAAGGGCTTTCCATGCTTGCAGCTGCTGAGTTCCCTGGATGGGCGCAAAGTGAGTTAGATAAACGTAACTTGGTTACAGCTGAAGAGCGTGAAGCATCTTTCCCTACACTTCTTACAGAGTTTCTACAAATGAACGGCCTGTTTGAAGTGAAGGCTGACTTCATGGTAGAAAGTTTGATGAAGATGAGGGGATCTTATAACTCCTTCATCGCAGCTGCAAGGAAGTCAGATGTAGTCAATAAGTCTTCTACAATGCGTGATGATGCCTTCAGTGGTATGTCCCGCACCAAGACTGGAGAGAGCCTTACTGAGGCATTTAGGACCACCTCACGTAGCTATAGAGAGGATGGTGTAACACCAGTTGGTAATGCAGTTGCTAAATCTGAGATCTTTAAGGAACTAGCTGATACTACCCGTTACTCAGATGCTGATGTTGAGCGTATGCTCAAAGAAGCGCAGACTGACCAAGGTAGTTGGTACGATCGGTTCCCTCGTGATGTTGACGACCTGAGGAATGCTAGGCAGAAAGATCAGGAGTCTGAGTTCCAACTCATTGAAGCACAAGAGCGTCGTGAGAACAAGCGTAAGGAGGACCAGTTACTTGATTGGGTGAAGAACAACAACCCCAGTGAAGAGGACCTTACTTCTATCATCAAAGAAGCTAAGGCTAACGGTATTGCCACTGATCGTCTCCAAGCTCACCTTGCCTTCACCACTGATCAGCAAAATGCTGACTTCTGGGGTAAGCAGTTCCGTGAGCAATACGAACAAGGTACTCTCACTGCTGATGATGTCGACCAACCTGGTGTACCTATTGAGGTACGTGAGACATGGCGTACACGAGCACAGCAGCTAGATCAACAACGTTCTGACTCTGGTATAAAACAAGAGACCATTAAAGGTGAACTTACTGATGCACTCAAGCAAAACCTGATTGGTGATAGTACTAACCGCGCTGCTCACTATAGCCTGCGTGGTGCTTCTGACTATGCACTCAAGCTCTATAACCAGAAGTTTAAACAGTACGCCAAGACGATGGAGCCTAGCGTTGCTGCTAATAAAGCACGCCTAGATGTCCTCACAGCTATTGAAACAAAGAAGGGTGCCTTTGCTGTTATTGCTTCCTCTCAAGCCAAAGCAGGTCAGACACAAGCCTTCTACGCTGCCTTTACACCTGGTAAACATCCAGGTGCTCCTGCTACTATCAATGTCATCACAACTTCTGAAGTTGTTAAGAAGGTACGTGCCAACAGTAATGTAATTAACACTGAAGTACTGGCTAGCCCTGCACTGCTCAAGGATATTGATAATCGCATTGCTAGCGGTAAGCCCATCTCTATCCCACAGATCTACACTGATTTGTCTAGGGCAGTACCTGGCATGAGTCCTACTCAAATCCTTAATGCACAGCTTAAGGCAGCAGGGCTTACCCAACAAATCAAACCTGGCTTTAGGGATCAACTGAGTCAAATCGGTGATCCAGTGCTGCGTGCTATCTTCGCTCAACCTACTACTCAAGATCGTCTTAACACTACAATCATTGGTAGCGGCAATGCACCTGCTACTGTACGTACAGGTAATAGTGGTTATGCTGATGTAGTAGCACTTGGTAATGCCTCTGGGTTTAAGTTCCCTCAGGTCATGGCTGCTATGTGGGCATTGGAGTCTGGCTGGGGCAAGTACACCTCAGGTAAGAACAATGTCTTTAACATTAAAGCACGTCCTGGTCAAGGTACCATGAAGAATGGTTCCTATTGGAGGGACTACGCTTCCCCTCTTGAGTCTGCTAAAGATTTCCTGAACCTGATGACTGATCCCAGGTACGCGCCTGGGCTGTCACGTGCTAAGACACCACGTCAAGCTATTGAAGCTATTGCTGCTGGTGGCTATGCTGGTGGTGAAGCTGCCTATCCTAGTAAGATCATTCGTGTGATGCAACAGATGGGTGTTAATGTTGATCAAC